TTGCTGTTGAACGCCTCGTAAAAGTACCCAGTGTTGCGGCGCGGGTTGGAAAACGCCATCCAAAAGCGGTTAGGCGTGTTCTCTGTAAAGAATCCAGATGTCACCGCCCAGATGCTGTCGTCAATACCTGACGCTTCGTCGAACACGACCAGCACACCGTCAAAGTTGTGGACACCCGCATAGGCGTCGGGGTTTTCTGCTGACCATAGCCTGCCTTCCACACCCCAGTAGCGTGTGCCTTTCTTAAGGTCACGCTCGACCAATTCCGTGAGCCACTTGGCTGGCATCAGCCGTGTGGCCGACACCTCGAACCAATGGCTGTTGATGGCAGTCGCCAGCCACTTGGTAATCTCGGCCCATGTGACTGAGCGAAGCTGTGACTCACTATTAGCTGAGATGATGGTCGTTGAGCCGATGCGGGTGGTCAACATCCAAATCGTGATCCATGACACCAACGCCGACTTACCAATACCACGGCCAGATGACACGGCGTGGCGTAAGGTGTTGAAATCTAGTTGACCTTGATTTGCTTTTATATGGTCAGCAATATGAGTGAGGACTTCACGCTGCCATTTGCGTGGGCCTTTGAAATGCTCCAGCGGCGTGCCTGGCTGCCCCCAAGGAAAGGCAAACATCACAAACGCAAGCGGGTTGTCCTTGATCGCTGGCGCCCATAATCTGGACATCAGTTCCTGTTCGTCTTCAGCGCTGTATATGGTCGATTGCATTTATTTGGGTCTCGATTACTTGGGCGTCTTCTACATCTAACACTTCCAACGCGCGCTTCTGCGCCTCGGCCAGCGCGCCAGTGATGGAGATGCGCTGATCGACTTCGACAGATATGGCCTGCTTGGCCACCCAGCCGTGTTGATGTTTGAGGATTTCTAACGCCGCCTTGGCGTCGCCTTGTTTCGCTGCCGCGTGGAGTACTTGCGAGAGTTCGATCTCACCATCTGCTTTGCCCTTTTGCGCGGCGAGTTCCACCACGGGGTCAAGTTGCGTGAGTTGTCTGTATTCAATAGGCAGCATGCCTGCGGCGAGCGCCAGTGCGTCGCCCTTGAGGCCCAGCTTGGCCGCGTCATATACCGCCTTCAAGCGCGACTCTGTCGCTTCGACCTTGCGCGGTGTAAATGGAATCGAATGGAACATTACCGCACCCCCATTTCTTTTTCCGCGTTAGCGCGTGCTTTAGCGGCTTCTTCTAATGTGAAAAAGTTTCCTAGATGTTTACGCTTGCCGTTAACCATAATACTAGCCACCCATGCTTTGTTTGGACGCCTGCCGTTTCGCAGTGAACGTAAGGATACACCTTTTACACCTGTATTGTTAGTTGACCGCAAAGGTGTATTGTGAGCATTTAACGAATAGTTAATTACACGTAAATTTTCAATCCGATTGTCAGTTTTTATTTGATTTATGTGGTCAATAGAACCTTGTGGCCATTCGCCGTGTACATACGCCCACGCCAGCCGTTGCGCGGGGTAGGTTTTTTTATTTACGCTTATCTGCCAATAGCCCGCAGGACTAAGCCCACCAATAGGCGAGCCCACAAGTTTAGATCCCCAAGGTTTTAATCTTGTAAACGCCCCAGTTAAAGGGTCGTAATGCAACACGGTTTTTAAAAATGTAGCTTCCATGCCAGCATTATAGGGGTTGTATTTTTAATTTGCAATAAAAAAAATAAATTTGTTTGCGAACGCTACGTTTTTGCTGGCCCTTTGCCGTCGGCCCTACCCCCTCCCCCTTCGAGCAATATTCCTTTTTGGCTGGCGCCTGGCTGGCCTTGGGTCATTTGGGTCATTTGGGTCACGGTTTTAAATTGGCGCCAGCATGGCCATGCAGCATCATGTTTTGGGTCATTTGGGTCATTACTTTTTGCGTGACCTAAGTGACCTAAAAGCGCAGATCTGGCGCCCAGGGAATTCCCAGGTTTTGGGTCATTTGGGTCATTTTGTCACGCGATAAAAATCGGCGCCGGATGAAGTGTCATCCTAGCCTTACAGTCTATATAGGTATTAACCCTTATATCAATATATTTTATTTCCTTATCTAGAAACTATGACCCAAATGACCTAAAGCATGCATTTCCCCAGCATTGGCGCGCGTTTGCATTTGGGTCATTCTTTAAAAACGCGTGACCTTTCCATAACCCAAATGACCTAAACCCTACAATTTGGTCAACTATTGCAAATAAATGTTGAGGCATGCAAAGAAATGTTTTACAATGCATTACCGCGCGACAAAACGCGGTAAAACCTAAACTAACCTAAAGGCAAAACAACATGAAAAAAGCATTTTTATTAGATCTACTGGCGGCCGTGATTGTCGCGGCGGCGCTGCTAATCGGCGCCCTGGCTTATTTTGACGTTTTAACCAAATAAGGGGCCAGCCATGCAAGTACATTTAACACTTAAAAGCGCGAACGTCAAAACCGGCCCAATACCGGTTAGCACTACTGAACGCGACTCATGCCCAGCCGATTGCCAAATGAAGGCCGAATGCTACGCGGCCAGCGGCCCGTTAGCGCTTCATTGGTCCGCCGTTAGCGATAAAAAGCGCGGGACCGGCTGGGTCGAATTCTGCGACACAATCGACGCGTTACCCGCTGGCCAATTGTGGCGCCACAATCAGGCCGGTGATCTACCGCAACAAAACGGGACAATTGACCCGGTTAAATTAGGCCAGCTTGTCGCGGCCAATACCGGTAAACGTGGCTTCACGTATTCGCATCATCGCGACGCCGAATCTATTAATTGGATTCGCCACGCGAATGCCTGGGGCTTCACAGTTAACTTATCGGCCAATGATCTAAACGACGCCGATTATTTAGCGGACCAAAACGCGGGGCCCGTCGTCGTCGTTCTACCGTCGACGCAAAACGAAAACACCAAAACCCCAGCCGGACGCGCCGTCGTCGTTTGCCCAGCCACCCAGCGCGACGATGTATCGTGCGCAACATGCCAATTGTGCCAGCGCCAGCGCGCGGCCATTGTAGGTTTCCCGGCGCATGGCTCGCGCCACCGTGTAATTAATTTGAGGTTAGCAAAATGACAATTAAGAGCATGCGCGCTAAATACCCGGGCCGCTGCGCCCAAACGGGCGCCAGGATAAACCCAGGCGATGATATTAAATTCGACACGGTAACGCGTCGCGCATGGCTGGAAGAGCCAGGCGACACCCGCGTTATTTTCTACGGTGAGCATGGCGCCACCGTATTTCATCGTAACCGTAACGGGCGCTGCGAAGATGCGCCGTGTTGCGGGTGCTGCACTATTTAAAGGGGAAAATTATGGATCACTACGATAAAACAACGGTGACATTTCACCGTGGTAATGCATTCACGCCGGAGGGTATCGACGCGGCGCCGTTCGCGACGCTAATTATCAATGACCTAATAGGCCGGGAATTAATTGATTCAATATGCGCGCTTATGCGCGAACATGTCAACGCGGCGCATGCGGACTGCTGCAACATCAAATTAACTGTAGAAGATTGGGACGTATGAAAACCGTGACTATTGGCCGCACGGCCTACAAAGTAAACGACGCGCGCGATATTTTCGCGGAGCATGCTAAATGCATTGGTAAGCACAAAATTGTGAAAAGTAAGGGGCCGGAGCGCCGATACTTTCCGACCTATTTTTACTCTACGGCCGATTATGTAGCGCGCTATTACGCGCTAAATAGCGGCCGCGGCCACCAGGGTAAGGGCGCGCCCTACGGTGGCGAAAATACCCTGATAGGGTTTTATGAGAATCTAAACGAAGCGCCGACCACTTATTACACCGGAGAGGATCTTTATGAAAACGAAGGATAATTTGCACCCGCTTATGCGCGAAATAATCGCGCCATGGGCGCCGCTCACCTATGCGGACCACTACTATATCGACCTGGGTTATCGGCACGAACGTGGGAAAGTGTCGGACCACGAATACAAAATGGCCATGGCCGAAGGCCCAGAAGCGCGCCGTTTGGTGCATAGGGGCGCGCTTGAAGCCATGCAGAAGGCTTACTAGCATGGTCCTATTAATCGCGGTTATACTGGCCGCGCTACTGGCCATTCTCCTTGATCTGTAGCGTTGCCACACCTCACAGGCCCCTTCACAGGGGCCTTTTTTTATGCCTACTTCACCAGGCGGACCGATACCGGCGACGGTATATCCTCCACCATGCGGCGCATGTCTGATTTGCTCACGCCCACCATGTCAGGGGCGCAGAACAGGTGCTTTTTACTTGGGAAATCACCCGACGCCACGCGGCCCAGGTCAATCCACCCAGCTTCCTTGAGTGCATGCAGTAACGCGGGCTGGGGGACCTTCACGCCAGCGGGCGCGGACCCGGCCACGCGGTCGCAAAGCGCATGGAAGGGGGACGCCACCACGCCCTTAGAAAATTCCCCTAAACGGTTGCGCATCAATTCCACCAGGTAACTTTCGGCCATGCTCATACCATGCTCGACCAGGTTTAACTTAAATTCTGTCATCATGGGCGCAGCGCCAGGATTAAACGCGGACACGTCACGGGCATGCAGCCACGCGCCCACGGCCGCAAACCCGCCGTTTTTATACCAGTCCCACATGCGCGCGGCGGCCTCGGGGGCCATGCGGGGGGCATGGGACCAAATGCACATCCATCGGCGGTCTTGCGAATCTAGACTAATCGGCACGGGGTCATTTGAAAACGCCAGCACGAACACGCGGTTAGCCATTTGGTAGGGGTGCAGGCCCTTACGGTTAACTGTCAACATTTCAGGGGGCGCGGCAATGATGGGTTTCAATTTGTTGGCCAGCGCACGGCGCTCTTTGGCGTCGGGTTCTTTTAGCTCATTAAGTATAAGTATCTCGGACTCGAGGGCATAACCAAATTGGCTGCTCATGGTGTCATTGTCCAGCAGGCCACGGTTTTTCAGGTGCGGGCCACACACGGCCCAAATGAACGGCGCCCACATGGTGTCCTTGCCGGACCCTTGATCACCGCCATGCAACACAGCGTGATTGATTTTTATGCTCGGAAATTGTAATTTAAAAGCCATCACGTTCAGGATATGGTCCAATTCACGCGAATCGGGCACCAGCGCTTTGCAATGCTCAAGCCATGGGGTCACATCACCAGCGGCCACAGGGGGCCGCGCATCGCGCCAGCGGTTGCCATAAAGGTCACCATCACGCGCCACAATGACCGAGTCACCAGCAGCGTAGGTGATGCCAACAAGGGCCTTCGCGCCCATGGTCTGGCGGTTCTCGTCGAAGCACACGGACGCCTCAATTTTGGGGTTCTTGCCATGGATAGACCGGCAGGGGATGTGACGGAACAAGGCGTTAAAGGTCTGGCGGGATATCTCACGGCGGTCTTGCATGTCGAAGTAAGACTCGTCGTCTTGGATGTACGCAAAACGCTCATACCACTGCGCCTTCTCGACACGGCCCAACTCTTTGCGCTCAACTTCAGCGATCACGGCGGACGCGTCGTCGGTAAACATGTCGGATGGGGTCAACTTGGCCAGCGCTTGGTCCATGGCCATGGTCAAGAGTTCTTCACGAAGGCCAGGCGCATGCTTAGGGCCACCATTGTCGGCCACCCACTTAAGGAACATGTTTGAGTCAAGGTCCACGCAATGGCTGTGCAGGCAGCGGTAAGCGCGGTTGGCGGGCATGTAACGGCCCTCGGGGTTGCCATCGGTATGCTCGGCCGAATTAGGGCAAATGATGCCAGCCCAGCCTTCTTGATTGGGGTGCGACAGCAGCAGACCTTGGCCGGAGAGCCACGCCATGACGTCGTCAGCGCCGTCGTCTGACAAGCGGATTGGGCGCACGCCGATAGAGTCGGCAGGCGCTGGGACCACGTCAAGGGCCTTGCAGATCTGCTCGAGTGTGAAGTCACGCTCAGGATGGAACTCCACCAACTGAGCGGCGAAGTTGTTGCGGTCTGGTTTCAAGTTGATCGAACCAGGTAATCGGAAGTTGCGCACGGCATTGATTGCGCCAGAGTCGGTGTAGCCTGCATCGGCGATGGCTTTGATGGCCGCGCTGAAGTCGGCCTTTGTAGGTTGTTCTGAGAAGGCGTAGCCCCATTGGAAAGAACCCTCTGAGGTTTCCATCTTCCATGTCGGCTCAATCGGCGGCACTTTAGCTTTCGTGCCCACATCGTCCAAGACCATGACAAGCACATATTCACAGTAAGCCGCGCCTGCTGACACATGGCCATCCTTAAAGCGGTCAACAATAAATGACGCGGTGTTGCCGTAGATTGCCCAGTCCTTTTTAATCTTGGCGTCAGGCAACATGGCAGGCCATGTGCATTTGATTGCGCCGTCTGCGTGGAACTGCAACTCACCATCCTTAAGCATGGGCTTTTGACGCACGATCAGCGCAGTCTCACCCTCTGGAGCCAAGGACATTAAAAATTCAAGAAAGTTCATTTGCCATACCTTTTCATAGTTTCAACTTCAGCGTTCAAGGGCAAGCCATCTGCCCATGCTGGCGCTGTACACATCACACGTTTTAAATTCTCTGCCGCTTCTGGGTCGGCTGTCTCGACAACAATTTCGTCATGCACAT